TGTTGAAGCAATCTTTAGACTCTTACAAAACGTTGGTTGGTCAAGCTCCGTCTGGGGCAAAAACCATGGAGGAGTATAAAAAAGAGTTTTCTGACGCCACCGGCATCGACATCACTGGTCAGCCGGATAATTCTGCCGCCCTTACCGCATTTGGTTTAGCGCTTATGCAAAACAAGGCCGGTAAAGGATTCGATGTAGGTGAACTGCTGTCCGAAACAGGAAAAGCTGGAGAGAAAGCCCTGCCTCTAATGGCACAGGCCCGTAAAGAAGCTCGTGAAGCTCAGATTGCCGCTGGTCAATACGCTCTTGGCGCTACTAAAGAAGATAGGGCGGCAAGAGCAAAGTCTCTTGATGAAGCTACTAAATATCTTGTTGGTCGTAGAGATACGATCTTGGATCAGGAAAGAGCTAGAATTGAAGCCCTAGAGGACTTTGATAAAAAGAGAATAGCTGAAATTGAGTTGGAAACTCTTAAAGCTGGGTTCGACGCAGAAATTGAATGGCAAAAAACACTAGCGGCAGCAAATGAGCCTAACTTTAAAGTTGGCAACGTAAAAGATTGGCAGCCTTTGGGCAACACGATGCCAGTTAAAATTACTATGGGCATAAAAGAGAAAGACGGACGCCCTGTGTTCTTGTTCCCCGCTGAACAAGCTGAAACTTTGGGCCAAGCTTTGGCTGACGTTACGGATGGAATGAATAGTCTTGACTCTTTACGAGACAAAATTATTGAGGCTTCAAGGACACCCGCTGGGGAATTTGCGGGAATAAGCGGACAAAAAGCTTACGAAGTTTATCAACAATGGGCGGCTTCTCTTGGTTACGAAGCCGGTGCTGTTCCACAGTTTGATAAAGATGGAAATTATACAGGCAATTCTGAGAGACAAATGCCGGTACAAGAGGCCGATGCAATTAGACAGAGGCTTATTGCTCAGTTCAAGAGGTTCCTCACTCAAGAAACAGGTAACGGAATTTCTAACGTTGATGTTAAAAACATTGAAAGACTTTTGGGACAGATAAACTTCCTTACTGACCCACAAGGCGCTCTCAATAGACTTGAGGAGGTTAGGGCCATATTTAAAGCCTCTGAATCTAAGATAACCGGCGCTCTTAAAAAGTTTGACAATAGAGACAGATATCAAACTCCAGAAGAATATGATCTTGCTAGGCAAGCAATTAGCGACGGCATTAATAGAGCGTATTACAAAAAGGGAACCATAAGTGGTGGTGGCGCTGAAGATAGGTTTGCTTTCACTGTAGATGCCGATGGCAATCAGGTATACGACTTCACTCAATAGGAGATGAACTTTGGGACAAATAACAGTTAATCTCCCCAATGAGACTTTTACCGTAAAAATAGCGGGAGACACTCCCACTATTGAAGAAGAACTAAAGCTGGCTGAACTTGTTCGGTCTAAGCGCAGATCTGCTACAACTGGACGGCAGCAGGCTATGCTTCAACAACAAACACAACAAGAACAATTGATCGACAGAACGTCTGGTATTAAAGATGCCAGTCTTCGCGCGACATTATCTGCCGCTGAAAATGATGCCGAAAGAGTCAAGGCGTTAGAAGACATATACGGATTGCAGGAAGGCGATTACTTCCAAGATAGGCTTGGCGAGTTTGGTCTGACAAGGTCTGGCGGCGCAAAGCTTGGCATTGATCTCGAAAGAGACACGATGATAGATGAAAGAGGTCTATCTCGTTATGACCTTGCTGATCTAGCTACAGTTGTTCCTGATATCGCAGGAGGCGTTGGCGGTACTTTAGCTGGCGCTGCGATAGGCTCGGCTATCCTCCCCGGAATAGGAACGTTTGTCGGTGGAGTTCTTGGTGCTGGCTTTGGCACAGCGGCTGGAGGTCTTGCAGAAGAGGGCGTTGAGGCCATAACAGGCATGACAGCGCAAACGTCAGAAGAAATTATTAATGACGCCAAGGTAAACTTTTTGATTGGTGCTGGTTCAGAACTGGCAATCGGAGGCGCGATCAGAATTGTAGCTCCATTCTTTAGAGGCATGAAGGGATCAGCCCTTCCAGAAGAAGATTTAAGGTTAGCTGGCATGTCTATGGAAATGGGCATGACGCCCTCTATAGGTGCTGTAGGTGGCTCTAACATTCTTGCTCGTCAGCAAAAAATTGGTGAGAAGGCTCTTGGTGGGTCCAAGAGGCTCAAAGACAATTATAATGCCATGATGAAAAAGATTAATGGCTACAAAGATGAGATAGGTGTTCCTGTAGGTCAAATTACAGATGAAGAAGCTGGCAGCGCTTTGGTTTCATCTATTACATCTAAAAGCGCTGCTCTTGAAACCGCAGAGCAAGAGGCAAAAGAATCAATCATTAACACTTTTGATTCTATTGCCGCTGATATGGGCGTTATCGCTACAAAAGACGACAACATAAATCAAACAGTGTTCTCGGCTCTGTCTCAAGCTATCAAAAACTTTGATGACATGGCTGCTACAAAATATGCTTCCGTTGACGCCGCTGTAAAAAGTGTCGTTGGTAAAGAGGCCATACTTGATACTAAGGTTTTGAAGGAAAGCGCGAAATTAATTAGCAAAGAATACAAGCCAGCCATACAGGCAGCAGGCTTAGCTCCAAAAGCTTCATCTGAGGCCGCCGCAGCACAAGCTGTTATCTCCGGCTTTCAAGCTCTTGGCAATAAAGCTTCTTTCAGTCAGATATACAATCTTCGCAGAGAATTATTCGACGCTTCCTTTGTGTTTAAAGGACGCGGCGGTGGCGTAATACTGGATGATGCAATCAAGCTTCTTGATAACGCTATGTCTCCGCAGGCCATAGAAGCGGCAGGACTGTCCTCTACAAGAGCTATAGATGCAGAAGGGCTTGCCATTCTCAAGCAAGCCGCTGATGAGCTTCCAGAGGCTAAAAAGTTTTTCCGTCAAGGCCAAGATGCAATAGAAAGCATGCAATCAGCCGTTGGCATTCGTGGTCTTATGGATGGCATTAAATCAGGGGATATACCCGCTAACGCTAATTTCCTTCAAGTATTAGTTAAGCCCGGTCAGCCCAAGGTTCTGGAAAGATCCCTTGATGTAGTGAGGAAGAATTCAGGAGAAGAAGCGGCTAATAACCTCCGTAAGAGTTTGGCGTCAGAATATTTAAGCAGTGCTGTTGCGCGGACAGCATCTAAAGCTGATGACCCTCTTAGCTTCAGAGGCGCATCTTTTTCTATGGCGATTGATGATCTGGGGAATACAGGTAAGGTTCTTTTTGGCGATCAGTTCGATGAGATTAAAAATCTGGCTAATCAAATTCGCCAAACCACCATACCCGGCACAACCTCTGCGGCAAACGTTAAGAACGCCCTAGATGGGGCCATTCTTAACAGAGCGCCAGACGCTTTACTTGATTCGTTACGGAATCTAGCTAAAGCGCAAGACGATACTTTGAAACTGAAGCAAAATTCAATCTTCACCCAGATAGCCAGAGGAGATCCAAACGCCACAATTCAAGCCGCAGGTTTGGTGGCTAGGCCCGGAGCTAGTGCATCCAACATTAGAGGTATTATGAATGTTTTGGATGATACGCAAAAAGAACAGGTAAAAGCGTTCTACATGCAAAATCTTCTTAGTGACTTCGGATCAGACGTAATGATCAAAGGCGATGCTTTAAAGAAATTTGCTACAGCTATGACCGAAGCGTCGAAAGGTGGAAAGCTGCAAGCTATTTTTGGCAAAGAGATGGGCGATGATATGACCAACTTTGCCAAAGTTCTTGAGTTTAACGCTAGGACAGTAGAGGGTGGCGACCTTATCGCCGCTAACATTGCGGCAAGTCCATTACAAAATATTGGTACTCTAATCAGGATAGGAACTACAGGAAGGTTGCTAAGCTCTGCCCCGATATACAAACGTGTTGCAAGAGACTACGCAAACCTGAAAAACGGTATATCTCCTCAAGAGCGCCAAGCAAGTCTTGGAAAAATAATTGCAGCGGCTCTTGTCCAAGCCCCCGGTCAGCTTGCAGAAGAAGGTGCGAGAGCAGCCGATGAGAGAGTGCGTTTTGCAGCACAGAACTTTGCATCTACACCGCCCTCGCCTGCTTCTGGAATAGGCTCTGTAGATGTCACGCAGCCCTTGAATCCAAACATAACGCCCGTATCTCCGGCTGCTCCGGCAACCGGAACAAATGTACCGGTTGGATCTCGTGGAACCGCTGGCACAGCAATTACTGATTTACGTCAGATGGCAACAAACAACCCTGAGATCGCAAGGGCGCTTGGTATTCGTGGCGCAACAGCAGGATTACTCTAATGAACAAAGATAAGCTTCGTGAAGAGCTTGCAGAGGATGAGGGCTGCAAGTTTGAAATCTATCTAGATCACCTCGGCCTACCTACTTTTGGGATTGGCCATCTCGTGGTGGAGGGTGATCCAGAACACGGTCAACCCGTAGGCACACCAGTAGACAATGAGCGGGTACGACAAGTGTTCGCTTTGGATATTGCGTCTACGCTAGACGAATGTCATGTGCTGTACCCAGACTTTGACGATCTGCCAGAAGAGGCGCAGTTGATCATTGCAAATATGATGTTCAACATGGGCCGCCCTCGTCTGTCAAAGTTCAAGGGTATGAAAGCTGGTGTAGATGCTAGGGATTGGAACAGGGCTGCTGACGAGATGGTAGACAGCCGCTGGTATGATCAGGTCACCAATCGTGCGAAGCGTCTTGTGGCCCGTATGAGAGCTTTACAGGATCAAGCTTAATACACATCATTTCCTGATTGTCGGCGCGTTCGATGTCAGCATCTATGTACACTGACTGCCGGTAGCACTCGTCCAAACTCTCGAAAGGCGATAGCGCAGCCACGTTGTATTCTGTGGGCGCTACCGCTGTGATAAGAATAAGCATCCATTCGTAGGGCATTCTACCCTCCTGCGGTCGATCCTATTCCCATGGTCGTCACATTGCTGCCATAATCTTTATCGTATGCCTCTTTCACCAACTTGGCAATCTGTAGGCCAATGGTTCTGTGTTCCTCTTTCGACATGGTGCGCAGCTTGTTGTATGTGTCTATGTCAACGCCAACAGACTTGACTTGTTTTGCCTGTTTCATCACAATCTCCCAAAGATAACCAAAACAGCCCACATATTACCATGTATTACCCCAGACGCAAGAACAAGTATGGCGCTAAGAAAACCACTGTCGATGGCATTACTTTCGACTCCAAATGGGAGGCGCAGAGGTGGGGAGAGCTACAGGCCATGGAACGTGGTGGGCTTGTAAGAGACTTAGAGAGACAAGTGAAATATGAGATCGTCGTTAACGGTGAGAAGATTTGTCGATACATAGCAGACTTTAGATATAAAATGGTTGACGACGACGGCATAGCAAAAGAAGTAGTTGAAGATGCCAAAGGATTTGAAACCGCTGATTTCAAACTAAAAAAGAAATTGATGAAGGCAGTTTATAAAATAGATTTGTATC